ACATTGATTTGTCGTTTGCTTTGGCGTAATGTTGTCAAACCACTTTCAGCGGCTTGTAATTCAAATGCTTTAAGTTGTTCTAATGTACCCTGTGTTTCAATGTAACGATCAATTTTTTCACGCACTGGTTTAATCATCATCATACCATTTTTGTGCATGTTAGCATCCATGACCCAACGCTCTAGAATAAAGTGCGGATCATTCATTTGGTTTACAACTTTACTGACCATTTCCGTTGCTTGACGTGCCGCATCTTCATCGTATTCACCTTCAGCTACGAATTCAAAGTTAATCTCACCATTGGGCATAAGTCCCTTGGCAATAACTGCTGTAGCATAGTCTACAATAGGCTTGACTGTGGGGTGAATGTAATCAATGCCATTTACAGGCGCAGTACTTTCAGTAACAGCTAAACACAGATAGTGATAGTCAACGCTTCTGTTTACGGCATTTTTGGTTCCCAAGTATCTTAGGTAACTGGCCATCTTGGTATCCATCATATTCTTCATACGCACAAAATTGGCGTTGAGTTTTTTGTTTTGATTGATATCCTGTAGCGTTATATTTTTTAAATCCAACATTATGGGTTTTCCTTAGCTAATGTATTATTTAGCGTTTTTTTAGTCAGGCAAAATGATACGAGGACGAGTTAGTTCATCCTGTAGATCACAGGCGTGACATTTGGCACCTACTGCGTCTTCATCTTCCATTTCATAGATAGTATGAGGAGTGTTGGCTACTAATGCGGCTGCTTCAAATGCTTTTGCGTGTTTTTCACACAAGAGCATTGTGTTTTGTTCAATAGCACATATAAACATTATAGTGCGTCCTTGAATTTTTGTAATTCAAAGTCTGTGAGAAAACATTCAAATCTATAATCATAGATACTTTTGCTTTCAAATTCTATGTGCCAAACTTCTGTGGCAGGCACCCAATTCTTTTTTACTTTAAGTTTATACTCATCGTTGTTAATCACTGTTTGTTCCATATTCTATTCCTTATTCTGGTGAAAACGTTTGTTTCCACGCTGGTCTATTACTAGTATCTTTGGTAACATATCTATTACGCTGTGCTGCCATGCGTTGTTGAGAAGTATTACCATCCCAATTTTCTGCCAAGCCATTTAAACAAGCAAGTACTCCATAACGACAACTATCTATACAATCGTCGGGATCACTGAATCTTCCTTTTTCGTCTACGTAGTAGTTATTCGCTTCACTCAAGAAGTTGGTACAATTTTCATTAATCATTAAACTGCCAAATTCTAACATTTGTCTCATTTGATTAATGCCATATGCTTTGTGATTAGTTACACGCCCTTGACTGTCAGGTGGATTCATAATTGCTTTATCATGAACATTTAATCCATACTGTTCAAACAGTTCACGAATTGAATTGGCACTCATGGTGTATCTGCCAGGAGTGCTTGCGTCAGCAGGTAACACAATAGGACAACCAAACACTTCAGGACGAAGTAAATGATTGATATACTGAGTGGGCACTGCTTCTTCAATGCCTTGTACCACAATTTGTCTATGTAGATATATAATTTTTTCATGAGGTTCATGGTATAGTAATGATATAACAGTTTTGTCATTGACTAGGCCCAAGTCTAATGCTATAACTCGTTGTATGCGTGGCATGCGAGTAAAATCAATGTCTCCTGTTTTATAAGTGGGCCAATTTGATATTTGGAACACTGCGCCTTTACCCATAACTGGCTTGCCGGCAATACGTGCTTCACGTTCATGTGGTAAGTAGTCTCGTTCTAATTGTCTGCGTGTTTCAGCAAGTAGGAATGGTAAGCCCCATGGATCATATTCAGGCACATCATTCCAAGCAACACGAATGTATTCATAGCCTTGTTCTTTATTCCAGAATTTACTTACAAGGCCATTAAGACCCTTAAGTGGCGTGAAACTACATAAAACTTTACCCTGCGTGGTAGCTGTTCGCGTAACAATCTCACTGAAAAAGTCGTCGGGTGGTTGTTCATCAAATACAGCAAGATTTAACTTGAATCCTTGGAGTTGTCTAACCTCTTGAGTGTAGTTAGCAAATAGCAAATAACTATTGCTTCCAGATACATGACGCACTTCACAGCCGATATTGTTGGCTCCATCATTACGCATAGTGTCATGAACAATGCAATCACGCGGTATAGCACCAGTTCCCAAGTTTTCAACAATTTTAACATCCTGTGTTCCTAACAATTCATTTTGTAATACTAACGCTACCTGACTCCAACCTTCACCTGCTACCATACAGGTAATGGCTGTGGTAAACCTATGTCCCTGCCACCAATCTGGATATATACCAGTTAGATGCATGGCAGTTTCATAACAAGTACTAACTGTTTTACCAATCCTGTTTGCTGCCAATATACCTCTACGCTCGCTACTACCAGTTGTAAAGAATTTCTTTTGGTGTTCAAATGGTCTAAAGTATTTAAGCTGATTGTACTTCATATCATCAGCTACAGCAATGCTTAGATCCATTAATTCTGTTTTTACATCACCATTTAAATTAGCCAGGGCATCCATGGGTAGTTCATACTTGTCCACTGCCCAACGCAATGCCCTGGCCATTAATACTTCATTGCCCAGCATTACTGAACCCGAGTGCGATTTAGATGTTGCTGTAGATAATCAGCAAACTGTTCAACTTCGTCCTTACTCAAAATCAAACATACATTTAAATCATCCATATCATCATGGTTAAATCTCATTGTAAGTTCAAACTCGTCAGGACCAGTCCAAACTCCGCCTATGTCAACTGCGCTGGTTTCATCATGTGTTAGATTGAACATTTTTTATTTCCTTGTGTATTTGATAGACGTCATGTAAAGCTTGACTTAACGCGGCTATTTCAGCGGCAGTGGCAGTCCATGTTTCTGGATCATTTAGTGTTTGAGGTTTATTGGTTAGTATGGCCTGCAAGCGTTCAGCTATCAAGCGCATGATGTGTTCACATTGACCAGGAAACTTTTCTACAAAAGCTTCTCGGTGTGCCGCGTTTACTTTTTGTAATATTAAAGTATCTTTGACTATGCGAGCTTGTTGCGCTTGATATATTGCGCCATCTCTAAGAGTATGGTCTGTCATATTAGTTTCTAGTGTCCGTGCCCCATGGATCAACAATGGCTTCTTGGTTAAACTGTCCAAAGTCTCTGTCAACAAATGTATCCCAAATATTGCCAGCGTTAATACGCATACTCTGCATCATGGTGCGTAGTCTACGTCCCACTGGAGTTAATGTGCCATCTTCACGCTGAACCATTTGCTCACCTGTGGCAGCACCGATCCATTTAATAATTTCTGGACGCTCTCTGCCATACTTGTCAATTTTTCTACCATGTTCTTTTTGTTCCCATGGACCATTAATTTCATAGCTGATTGTGCCATCTGCGTATTTGCGAAATGTACAATGACATTTCTTACCCACTGCTCTAAAGTCTGGATCTGGATGTGGAACAAATGGACTGAAGAAATAGTTTTGAACTTCTTCAAATGGTGGTAGCTCTTTGTCGCGTTCAGGGATAGGAGGCATAGCCTCAACTGGCACCATGTCTGCTCTATCAATGTATGGATTGTCATTGCCAATAAACTTAGGATCAATATCTTCACCATTTAATACATCCATGGCCGTTTGATATTTTAGTTTGTTAGCACGACCTTTTAAGTTTAGTACTACGCCTGTTTCATCAAAGACAAAACGCTCTAATTCTTTAGCAGTGGGAAAGTCAGTCATTAGACCTTCCAAATCATATTCTGCGTTGCTGGTGCTTTTGGGAGTTTGTGGTTTAACACCTGCCATGGTGTTGGCCACTTCTAATATTTCTTCGGGAGTAACTGCGTTGTCATCCCATGGGCTTGCTACATCTGTGGGTGTAGATGATTGTGTTTTCTTTGTCATTTCATTTCCTTAATATAAACAAGAGAAACTATTGTTTCCCTTGCTTACTATGCTATAATGAGACTAGTGTCTCATTTGTATTTAACTTTAGTAACTGTTATTATTATAAAAACTGTTGAAGTTCACCAAGCTACTACTCGTTGGCCAAAATCAACTTGATT